TTATACCGAGAAGAATATCGCCGCGGCGATCCCCCCGAACAAAATCCACTTGATGATGTAATAACCGGTGCGGTTCCAGGCCTTCAGGCGTTTCCCCACCCGGCGTATCGCATAGATATATTTGAACATCTTGTTGACGCCGCCGGTGCGATCGCCCTCTTCATTCGGCGCCGTGGCGGCGCTCATCAGGTTGCGCCCCAGCCAGTGATTCACCGCCTGCGCCCAGCGGTAGCGCATCGGCCGTTCGATGTCGCAGAACAGGATCAGACGATTCTGCCCGCTCTGGTTTTCCGCGTAGTGCAGATAGGTTTCATCGAACATCACCCCTTCACCGTCGCGCCAGCTGTAGCGCTCACCGTCCACCTCAATGAAGCAGCGGTCATCGTTGGGGGTAATCAACCCCAGGTGATAACGCAGCGAACCGGCGTAAGGATCGCGGTGGCGCGGCAAACGGCTGCCGTCCGGCAGTTCGGCGAACATCGCCGCCTTGACCGAAGGCAGGCTGCGCAGCAGTTCCGTGGTCTGCGGACACAGGGTCATGGCGGAAGGATGGCTGTCTTCATACCATTTCAGATAAAAGCGTTTCCAACCGGTCTTGAAGAACGAGTTGAAACCGGCATCGTTGAATTGATCGGACGCTTTGATCTGCTGGATCTCCATCAGCTTCTGTCCTTCGTCGCGGATGGTTTCCCAGTTCTCCCGCAGTACCGCCAGCTCAGGGAACTGCTCCGGCTTCAGGTACGGCGTAGTCGGCACACGAGAAAACAGATACATGAAGACGTTCAGCGGTGCGGTAAAGGTGGAATGGTCAGACAGCTGCCGCCAAACGTTGTAGCGCACCCGTCCGCGGTAATGCACATAGACGACGCATAAAATAAGCAAAATCAGAATGATATATTTCATGTTTGAATCGCAGCAAGGAACCCACACTCAATGCGCCGCGCGGCGCACACCCCAGAAAATGTCCTTTTGGCGGCGCAGGCAAACTGCGCGCCAATCTGGAACCCATTAATCATTAACGCTAACTCAACGAAAATCTATACAGAAAACCACAATAATTTACACAAAGGTTAAACGAGAGGTGAAATGGGGGGGCGATAAAAAAGGCCGCCGAAGCGGCCTAGCAAAGATACATTAGTCATTTGAAGTAAAAGGATTTACTTCTAAGCGTGTCCACGCATTGACCACACTTCGAAAAAAAGCCCCGGATTTCCGGGGCTTCTTCGTTCGGTTACATCAACATGCTTTGCTGGCCGTAATTGTTTGGGTGCGGCAATACCGGCACCACATGGCCGGGCTTCATAATGGTGCGCTCGATGGTTTCCATGGTGACAAATGTATGACTGCAATTGATGTTCTGACACTGGTGATAACGCTCTTTGGTGTTCTCACTGAGATAACGACTTGAGCGAGCGTGTGCAGCAGTTCCGCAGATATTGCAATGAAACATAATTTATCACCTCCACCATTCAACATTGATAAAGTGATTTTAGACTTTTTATCTTTAATATCAATTAATTATTATCAATTCAATCTTGTGATATTTCCTCCTCGTACTCCACATCAGAAAGCTTCACCTCAAGCTCTAACGCCGTCGTGTAGCCGTTATCGCTGAGTGAATGGGTCACCTTAGTGATTGTCCACGCCTGCTCATCTATGACGCGCTTAAACCCCTTCACCGCTACCGGCGTTTCCGGATATAAATCTGCACGCCCCATGGCGAGACTGATAGAAAACTCCGCCACACCACGTTGCAGCTTGTCCCACTTCGCCAGTGCGGCGCGCATCGCCTGCGCCTTGCTGGCATAGACTGTAGTGATGGCAAACACATTATCGGCCTCGCCGGTCATGTATTCCCCTTCCCTCGCCTCTTTCGGCTTGGCCGCCGTCTTCTTGGCAGTAACCGGCTTTGCCCTGGGGTGTTGCAGCGCGCGCAGGTGCTGAGGCTTCGGTTTGCGTTTGAGCTTGACCTGTTGCTTTTGCGGCTTCGGGTCTTTGGTGTGCAGCCATTTCGCCGTCACGCCGGTATACGCGGCCCGGTCAGCAATCGCAAATTGATGTCGGTCACCGTCGCGGCGCTCGATGGTCATCTGCGGTATCGGCTTACCGCTGGCGGTCACGCCATTACCGGCCCGGATAAATAGCAACCTCCCGGCTTTTATCGACACCTCCGCCCCGTTGCGGCTGGCAAGTCGCGTCAAAAACTTGGCGTCGGACTCCTGCGACTGGTCGATATGCGGGACTTTAATCCCGGCCAGCTCTTTCGCAACACAGGCGGCCAGCTTGTTCCTCTCGGCAATTTTGCCAATCACCGCACCGAGTGTCGTGTCGTGATAAGACTCCTCCCGGCGGGCATTGAGCGAACCGCGAAAATCAGCGGAACGGGCGCGAATAGTCAATGTGTCAGGCGTTCCCCGATGCTCTATCTCGTCGACGGTAAAATTGCCTTTGTTGAACAATGGCGCACCCTGCCAGCCAAGATGAAGCGAGAGCACTGCGCCCCGGCCGGGCATCATGACCTGACCGTCGGCGTCGTCCAGTTCGATATCCAGCTGGTCAGCCTCAAATCCGCGGTTGTCCGAAAGCGTCAGGGAGAGCAAACGGGAGCTGATATCGTGCGTGATGTCCTTGTCGCCCATTTTGAGCATAAACGCCGGGGCGATGGTTGCCCCTGCATCCAGCGTCATCCCGGTAATCATTGGAACAGCCCTCCCGCCATGTTCCCCGCCTTGGCCGCCAGCTCGCTCACCTGACCGAGCATCCCCTCGGCCTGTGCCTGCAAATCGCCATACATGGCCGTAAAGGATTCATCCACGCGCGTGAGCGTGAGCGTAAACTCGATGCGGCGGGCGCTGCCGGTGGAGAAAAACTCCGTGCGGGTTTCGCTGACGCTGTTCACGACAAACATGCCGTAAATGGTGCCTGTCCCTTCCAGCAGCGGCCACGCCTTGCCCTCGGCCGCCATCGCATCGAGCAGTTGCATCGAGATTTTGCCACCGGTGATTTCGGGCAGCAGTACGCCGGAGAGCGTGATTTTTTCCTCATTCACGCCGAGAAATTGCAGCGCAGGCCGCTGGCCGACGCGGCTGTTTGACGGCCAGCGATAATCTACCGAGCGCGCCAGCATTTGATACGGCACCGTCTGCAACTGGAACACAAACAGCCCAAGAATCAGCATCATCAGCACAACCCCTTAATCCATCGCCATATTTGAGCGTTGCGCCGCGCGGCGCTTGCGCTCCCGTTCTTCCACCACGTCCAGCAACATCCGCTTGGTTTCCGCCGCGCTGGCTCCGCCGGGGTGCTGGCTGCCGACGTGGAAATTATTGACGCTGTTATCCACATAAGATTTCCCGCCCCCGGCCGTAACCGGTACATAGCCGCCCGTCAGCAAGCCACCCGACGGGGAATACCCGCGCCCGTTCGCCCCGTTGGCGTAGTCATTGGCCTTCTGCGCTTTCTTGTCGAGGTCGCTGGATTCAGCATTGATGACGCCAAGCTTTTCCAGCACCCAATCAATGCCCTGACGCAGCTTGTTGAATGCCCTGAGCGGCAGCATCAACACGTCGGCCAATCCGCGGCCAAACGCCAGCCCGGCGTTTTTACAGTTGTCGAGGGTCTCCTTCGTCGATTTCACCGGTTCGATTAAATCTTTGAACCATTGCCAGACCGCCTTTAGCTTCTCGCCGAGCCAGTCAAAAACCGGCTTCAGCGGCCTGAACAACTCGCCAACCGGCGCAAATGCACTGATAAGCCCCTCAATAACGCCGCTGAAAAAGGTGCTGATAGGCTGCCAGTATTTGCGGATCAGAAGCGCACCGGCCACGATGGCCGCACCCACCGCCACAATCGGCCACGTCAGCGCGCCGAGCACCGCCATGATGGCCCCGCCCGCCACGCTAAAGGCCGTCCCCAGCGCACCAGCAACCGCAATGATGCCGTTAATCCCCATGATGACCGGCCACGATGCCAAGCCAATCGCCCCCAGAGTGCCGACAATCGCAAGGCCACCGAGCGCGACTTTGGCCAGCGTCCCGGCAAGCTCTTTGTTGTTTTTGATCCAGAGGTCAATTTTCAGCAGGAACTTTGTCGCGCGGGTTGTCAGCTCACGGAAAGGCGTTTCCAGTTGGTCATACATGTCGATGCCGATGGCCTCATAGGCGGACTGAAGCTCTTTCAAATCCCCGCCGAGGTTGTCCTGCATGACTTTGACCAGCTCCTCCGTCTTGCCGTCAGACTCCCGGAGCAACTTGGTCAGGCGGTCAAGCTTGCCGGAAGCCGCATCCCCCATCAGCACCGCAGCGGCCGACGACGCTTCTTCGCCGAAGATGACCTTCATGTACTCCGCGCGCTGGGCAGTGCCGAGCTTGTTTTTATCGAAGCTCCTTTGCATTTCCTTCAGGATGGTGAACAGCGGCCGCATATTGCCTTTGCGGTCGGCGGTTTTGACGCCCAGCTCGGCCAATGCGTCATTCGCCTTACCCATGGGAGCCTGCAACCGGGTAATCACTGCGCGGCTCCCCGTACCGGCCATAGAGCCGGTAATTTTGGCATCCGCCAGCGCCCCGGCAATGGCCGCCGTTTCCTCGACGCTGATACCGGCATTTTTCGCCACCGGCGCGGCATAGGTCAGGGTGTCGCTGAGTCCTTCGAAGTTGGCGGCGCTCTTGTTCATGGTCTGTGAAATCACATCACCAATGTGTGCGACTTGGTCGTTTGCCAGCCCAAAAGCGGATTTCACCCCCATCAGCAGGGTGGCGTTTTCCTCCATGGTTTTACGGTTGGCCAGCGCCATATTGAGCGTGACCGGCGTCGCGGCGGTGATCGCATCTTTGTCGCCGCCCGCTTTGGCAATGATGATTTGGGCCCCGGCAGCGTCATCCGCCGACGCTGCCGTGTTATCACCAAGCTGCCGCGCTTGCGTGCGAAGCGCCACCATGTCAGCCGAGTCTTTTGCCACGCCGAGCACGGCCTGTAGCTCGGAGTTTTTTTGCGCAAAATCATACCCCGGCGTCAGGAGCTTTTTGGCCGCAAAACCGCCCACGGTTGCCGCCCCGACACCCGCAGCGCCCGCGCCCGCCACATTGCCCGCCAGTTGCTTTCCGGCCTGATAGCGCTGGCTCACTGCGCTGAGTTTTGCCTGCTGCTGGCTGACGCGCGACAACGCCTCCCGCTGGCGGTTGAGCTGGGCGGTGGTCTCACTGATTGAGGATTTCAGGCGGCGCTTGTCGGCGGCGAGGGTACGGGTGTTAATCCCGACCTGCGCCAGCTCTTGGCGCTGACGCTGCACCGACTGGCGCAGCCCGTTATATTTGAGCTGCAACTCGGCGGCCGAACGCTTGGCCGCCTCCATCAGCTGCGCCTGTGCGCGGGTCGGCTTCTCGGTGTTTTTGAACTGCACCGCAAGCGCGGCGGCTTCCTGCTTGGCCTTTGCCAGCGCCTGACCGGTGACGGCAAGCTGCGCGCTCGATTTGCGGAATCCTTCGACGCGCCCGGCCTGTGCGTTCAGTTCTTTGAGGTTTTGCCGGGTGTCGCGGATTTGTGCAGACAGCGATTTACTCGCTGTCTGAATGCTTTTAAACGGGCGGCTCGCTTGGTCAACGGCTTTGAGTAGCACCTGCAACCTGACGTTGTTACTCATTCGTTTGTCCACTTCGGTGGAGCGCTTTGTCGCGCCAGTTGAGGAGTTCTTGCGGTGTCATCGGGTAAAGCTCTGACGGCGGCCAGTGAAAAATCGTCGCGATATCCGCCATCAGGTCATCAACCGACAAACCGGCAGGAAAATCTAGCGTGCCGAACTCGGTGCCAAAAAACCGATAACCTTCCCGGCCAGCGCCACAAGGTCAGGCAGCTCCAGCGCCGCGACTTCACTCTCGGTCAGTGGCGGATAGGTCATGCGCGGCAGCACCTTAATCAGCGCATCGACTTCAGAGTTAGCCAGCGCGGCCAACCCGACGCCGCGCAGGGTGCCTGCGTTGGGCTTGGTCAGCGTCACCGTATCGATAAAGGTTTCGCCGCGCTTGACGGGAGTATCCAGCTTCACGACGTTCGGGTTTTCGGTTGTGGCGATGATGTTTTCGTCTTTCATGATGTGATTCCAGTTCAGTCAGGGGAATGGCGGCCGGACCTGCCGACCGCCCGGTGATTACAGCCCGATATTGCGACGGTGCTGCGCCAGCATGTCGACGCCGTTCACGCGTTCAACCATGTTGACGGTGTCCACTTCGATGCGCTCTTTGCCATCGACGGTCAGTTTGAAATAGGTGCATTGCGTCGAGATTTTTGTCTCGGTGTCCTCGCCCTGTTTCTGGTCGCCAAAATCAAACTCTTTGTGACGGCCACGCAGCACAATCTCAACGGCGACCATATCGCCGGTGTCATCGCGCTGGTAAGAACCGCAAAAGCGAAGCGGCACCGATGCGGCGCTGGCGGCGGCGTACTGCGCCCAGAGCTGGTCATCGGGGAAACCGCCGATAGTCCACTCGACGCTGAGGGCATCATCGTCTAACCCCATATCGACCGGGGCCGCGCCGTTCATACCGCCGCCGCGATAGTTCTCCAGCTTGCGCGTCAGTTTCGGCAGGGTCACAGAGCTGACCACGCCCATATAGCTCAGGCCGTCGTTAAACAGGTTGAGGTACTTCAGTTTGCGCGGGAGTGCCATGGTTTAAAGCATCCTCTTAGCTGTTGACGCCAGCGGCCAGATTCACCAGATATTTATCGGTGATACGCTGGCGCAGGGTCAGGTCTTCCAGTGGGGGAACCGGGGTATAGTCATAATCGATATACAGTTTCCCGGCTTTCAGGGTCTCTTTATCGTTGGCCGATTCGTCGTACCAGCAATCCGCGTCGATAATGTAGCCGTTGGATTTCAGCTCACGGAATTTGGCTTTGATGCCCTCGACAATGTCGCGGATAAGCGTGGCGGTGACTGGCTTATCCACCGCCCACATGTGCGCCTCGGCCATGGTGTCAGCCAATACCTGCGCGGTGCGGGTGTAGTTTTCGAACAGGAACAGCGGGTCATCAGAGCAAGAGCGGTTGCCCCAGAAGCGAAAACCATCTTTACGCACCAGCGTGGTGACCCCGGCCTCATTGAGCAGGTCGGCATCGGTGCCGGGTGCCTGCAAATCCCAGAACACGCTGGCGGAAATGCCGGTCACGCCATTGACGCCGACGTTAGAAAGCGTCTTATGCCAGCCGGTTTCCGTGTCGATTTTGGCGCGCAGCCCCAACGCACGAGCGGTGGCATGAGCCGTGGTGCTGACGTTGCCGGTGGTATCCCACGCGAGGAAATCCGGCCAAATGAGCATCAGTTCGCGCTGACTGAAATTGTCGCGGTAGGCGATGGCCTCGGAAATGCTTTTGCAGCCGTACGCGCTGATGTAACCGAACGCGCGCAACTGCTGGCAAATCCCGGCCAGCGCCGTCGCCACTTCCAGCGAATCCAGCCCCGGCACGCCCAGAATGCGAGGTTTCACACCGGTAACGGCTTGTGCTGTGAGCAAGGCTTTCATGCCGGTATAGCGGCCGTTTTCGTCCGCGCCGCCGATGATGTTTGACGTGGTTTCCGCCGCATCTTTGCCCTCTTCGACGCGCACAACAACCGTCACGGGTTTGCACTGGTCGCCAATGGCTGACAACGCTTTCGCCAGCGTGCCGGATTTCCCGGCCTTGCCAGCAGCGGCAATCACATCGGTAATCAGCACCGGGGTGTTGAGCGGGAAAAGCTTCGGGTCGGCATCTTTGCCGGTGCAGACCATGCCGACGACAGCCGTCGATACGGTAGAGATGACGCGCGTGCCGTCATTAATTTCGACGACGCGCACACCGTGATGATAATCGCCCATTAACTTGCTCCATGGTGAGTAGGTGCAGGCATGATGACGCCCAGCACACCGGGCCGCACGCGGTGGGCGCTGGAAGGCCGACCAGACAACAGACTGGGCCGGATTGGAGAGCTTGGCGGGAATGACGATCGTTTGTGCCGATCAATAACGCCGCATTGATCTATGCAATCAATTGGACGGATTTTAGCCGGGCGGGGTAAGGTCGAAGAGTAGACGCGGCAACATCAGGGAAAGCCGCAAATACAAAAGCCCGCATCGCTGCGGGCTTTTTTTCTTAGAGGCCGGGAACCACTGGCCAGTTAATCTCCGGGGCTGACATATCAAGACGATTCACCGTCACACGGTATTTTTTCCAGTCCGCCAACAGCGCTTTTTCTGCCTCGGTCGCCATATCCAAATCAACAGCATCCTGAAGCGGCGCGACAGCCTTACCCGCGCTCGCCAGCAATTCATTTTTTCTAGCTTCGGCGCTCGCCATCCTTTCTTCAGCGGAATAGATGCGCTGGCTCACCTTCTTACCGTCAAACACCCACTCACCATTAGCCAGACAGCGCTTTGGTAGTTTCGTTGGGTTCAGCTCAATAACCGATAAGCCAATCGGCCACAGCATCGACACATCGCTGTTAATCGCGCAGATAATGCCGCTTTCGTCATAAGCCAATTTTACGGTGTCCGGCGAAAACAATTTTTGCGCAGCGTACCAGTCAATACCGTTATCATCCTGAAGATAAATCACGTTCTCGCCGAGGAATAATTCTTCCGGCGTGTATCTCTTCAAATTCTTAATGTGTTGCATTTTACACCGTTCCAATTGTTGCCCATGTGCCGTTAATCAGCACCTGAACCGCTGAATAAGCGCCCCAGATTGAGGGGTTGTAGTTTGAGCCGGACATACCCGTATAAACACAGCCCGACGGTAAATCGATGCGCCCGCCGGTATCCGCGATAACCGTGCGCCCGGCCATGCGCACACCCTGAACCAAATGCTGATAGGCCCAATTCTGCGCATTGTTTTGCGCAGCCGAGATATTTTGATTAAGCCAGTTGCTGAGATAACCGCCCCAACAACTGCCTTGAACGTTGCCGTCAGGGTGCCACGTCGTCCCGCTTGATGTGGTGATCGCGGGCCAGTTACCGCCGATGTGCATACCCGACTCAAAGGCGGCGGCACCGGTTCTGACATCCACAGAAAACGGGCGCAGGTTGTTGAATGTGCCGTACTGGTCGTTTTCTTTTGTCAGCAGCAAGTAAAGCCGGTTGCCGTCATTGCGCCAGAAGGAGCCGAACCCGCCGCCGACCATGCGATAATTATCAATGTGGGTAGATTGGATCTCCGCGCTGGTCTTTAGCGTCCCGGTTAACTGCCCGCCGGTCTTCGCCAGATAGCGGCCATCTGCTTCGGTTTTATTCCATGCGTTGACGTCACCGGCCAACAAATTCACATCAGCGGACAGCGGCTTACCGTTCACCTTGATGGAACGGAGCGCGTATTTCTGGGCGGCCTGCGCGTCGGTCAGCGCGCCGACGTCAGCCGCAGTGGGTTTATAGTCCGTCGTATAAACGCGCGCCCAGCGGAGCGAAGCCGCGCTGTCTTTTCGCATCGAGCGCAAATAAAACGCCATATCGCCGGAGCCTACGGCAAATTGCACATTGCGGAACTCGTTCACTTTCCCGGTAAACAACACCCCCATGCCGCCCGGCACGGGATAGCCCTTATTGGCAGTGGCAACCAATGACTCAACGGTAAAGCCATTTTCGCGATTTAAGTCATCGTCAGCATTGGCGGTATTTTCGTTCGGGAATACGATACGCGGCAGAGTCAACGCCCCTTTCATCGTGTCGCCGGTCTGTTTTACAAATCGACCATCGGACTCTGTTTTACTCCATGCGCCAACGTCTGCCGCCGTCGGTTTAAACTTCGTCGTGTAAGCCTGAAACCACACCACCCCATTACTGGGGATATTCGAACGGCCAAAGAATGCGTTGCCGTTGTTTTGTACCGCCATATACGCCCCCGACGGCCCACCGTCGCAGGGCAAACTCAGCACGCCATAAACATCGCCGCCCGGCGTATTTTTTGACGAACTATTAACCCGGTAGATTTCAGCCTGATTGCAATACGCATCTTCCCGGTGACGTGAGCCGCTTCCCAATCCAAATGCGCCGACCTCCATCAGTTGCCCGCCCTCTACCCCGACGTTTTTCGTCGCGGCCGTGCCTAACGCCAAATTGCCGCGCGCGGCGGCCTTGTCGGTCAGGTCTGAGAGGTTCGCGGCCTTCTTCATGCTGGCATCGTTGACCGCTTTTAACGCTTTGGGCGTGCTGGCTTTCGTTTCGTCGGCACTGGTCGTTGCGCTGCTCAGCTGTACCAGCCCCTTCGCCGTGGTGCTGGCATCCGGGTGATTGCGGGTTTTCTCATGCGCGGCGATCGCGTCGGCCACAAAATCCTTGGTCGCCAGCACGGTGTCGCCTCCGGCAATTACCTGAATCGCCTCGGTGCTGCTGACAATCAGGATCATGCGCAGCGTCTGCGTGCGGCCGCTGCCCTCTTCCAGCTTCGGCTTGTAGCTCTCCGCCATGTTGCTGACGGCAATCAGCGTCCCGGCCTCGTCATAGAGGCCCATTTCACGCAGCCAGAAGCCGCCAACATTCGCCGGAATAATCATCTCGGCCAGAATGTGATTTTTCAGCGCCTTATCGATAGTCAGCCCGTTGAGTGCCGCGCGGTATTTCTCGTTGACGAGTTTTGTTTGCGCCGGATTGGGCGTCGGCAGCGTGCCGTTCCCGTCGCCGACGGCCATAGAGACGATTTTCAACTGCGTGCCGCCCGCGCTGGCGGCGGCAATCTTGGCCGCCCCGGCGGTGGTAATAATCGCTTTGTATTTGCTCATGATTTTCTCTTATCCGGGGTAAACGGTAATGACATCACCATCAATGGCAGCCGCGCCGGTGTAAATCCGGCCGGGGATGTCCTGCAAAATGTTGAGGCCGATCAGGTGGCGGCTCAGCGGCTTGGCGTCGGCGATCAGGCGCTCCATTTCCTGATACATTTCCTCGGTGATGCCGGTTTCAAGTACGCCAATATCGAGCCGGAAGGTGCCGGGCGGATCGACGCCGTCGGTGTGAAACCATTCAATGACGTTAATCAGGTAGCCGAGCGGCTCCACCACACGGCGCACGGCACCGATGGTGCCCTTGTGCCGGTGGATGTAGAACGCGGCGGACACCACGCCCCGCTTCACGTCCTCCGGCCACGCCTCATCCCATCTATCGACAGAGAACGCCCACGCCAGATAAGGCAGCAGATGCACCGGGCAGGTTTTCGGATTCCACAGGTCACGCAGGGGAACCGGCACGCGCTCCAGCTCGGCACACGCGGCAGCGGCAGCGACTTCCAGCACTGAGGAGCCAACAGGCAATAGGCGGTTAGTCATCGGCGCGCCCCGGTGTGATGTTCACGCCGGTGCAGTAACCCGCCTGCGTTTTATCAAGCACGATGTCGGAGGCCGGTTGAGCAACTTCAACACGTTCAACGCCTTCCACGGTCAGCGCCGCGATGATGCCGGAACGCCGGATACTGCGACCTAAGCGGCGCATGGTCAGCACATAATTGTGTAAACGTTGTTTTGCCGCAGTGAGGATCGGCGCAACCTCCGGGCCGGGGTACAGGTATAAAACGGCCTCGATAACATACGGGGCAATTTTGGCCGATTGCACTATGACGCGATCGGCGACAGGACGCACATCCTCGTCATTCAACGCAGCGCTGACAACCTGCAACAGCTCAGCGCTGGCGCTGCCGTCGCCGTCCCGTGACAACACGGTGACGGTCACGTTAGCCGGTGATGGGCTGATTGCCGTCACATCAGCCACCCGGCCATCGGCCGAGCGAGCGTGAAAACGGTAGGAACCGGCCGAACCTGCTGTACTCATCCCTTCGAAAGCATCCTGCAGGCGCAGGCGGTAATCTTCATCCGCTTCCATAGCTGCCGGTGTCGGCGGGATGGTGCTGTCATCCGCCGGGGCAATCACAAGTCGCGGCGTATTGAAGTTTGCGCCGAGCTGGTCAAGGTCTTCGCCGGTGGCGTGCGCCAGCATCACCGCTTTGGCGGCATCGTTAACGCGCTGGCGTAGCAATACCTCCCGATACGCATTTTCCTGAAGCAACTTGACGATAGGCTCCGATTCGAGCGCCAAAGTTCGGGCAATAGCTTCCTGCTGGTCGGCCGGGTACAGGGAAATCAACGTCGCTTTGCGCTCGGCAAACAGGGTTTCATAGTCCAGCGGCTCAACGACGTTCGGCGCGGGTAGCTGGCTTAAATCGATAGTTGCCATGGTGTCAGCTCAGTGGGACGGTTAACGAGAATGTGCCGCCGGTGGTGTCTTGGCGCACGCCGGTAATGTCAACGAACATCTGACCGCTGAAGGTCTTCTCGAAGGTGATGGACGTCAGCCTGATGCGCGGCTCCCATTTGAGGATTGCCATGTAGCAGGCGGCCATCACCTGCCCGTTCACCGCCGGGCTTTGCGGCTGGTCAATCAGGGCAGACAACAGCGAACCATATTCCCGCCGCATCACTCGGGAGCCGACAGGAGTAATGAGGATGTCGCGCACGCTCTGGCTGATATGCTCGCTGTCCGTCAGGGTCTGGCCGGTGTCCCGGTTCATGCCGATATATCGCACGGTCATCGGGTTTCCTCCGTCCAGTCTCCGCCGCGCTGCACACCACCATGGCCGTGTTTATCCACCTGCACGCCGTTGGATTTAAAAGTCCCCCCGCCGTGATCGATATTCCCCGACATTTTCCCGCCCTTTTTCAGCTCCAGCGTGTCGGCGGTCAGCTTGTTGGTGCAGACCACCTCCGGCGTATCAAGCGTGATTTTTTGACTGGCGATAATCGTTACCTGCGGCGCAGAAACCTCGATGGCCACTTGCGCACTGATATTGGCCGTTTTAATGCCGGTAACGCTCAGTGCGCCGGTTTCCGGCTCGTATTCGATGACCGCGCCATCGGAAAAGCGGGTGTGATATGCCTCCGGCGACACCGACGGAGCCGGAAAATCATCAGAGTTGATAGCAGGCAGCACAAAGGCAGTATCCAGCTCGCCCCCCAGCGCCAGCACCACCACCTGCTCACCGACAGAGGGTGCCCACCATGTGCGCGCACCTCCGGCACGGCAGGACAGCCACTGCAACCAGTCCGTTGTATTACCACCCAATTGAACGCGGCAGCGCGGCGGCTTGTACTGAACTTCTACGATGACGCCGGTGCGGATGAGATCGCGCACAGCGCGAGCGAGTTCTGAAATCGATTCGAGTGTGTTCATGGTGGAAAGGATGCCGCTGAAGAGATCCAGCGGCAATTGACGTACGTGCTTTGGCAGGGGAAACAACAGTCTGATGCGTACGTTGTTAGATGTAGCTAATCCTAATGTGTTTTACCTTAGATTTAACCTGACACATCATGGCACAAAACCAAACCTAATGTGTAGGCAGCTCTATGTCAGGAGCGGACGTTACTCACGTCGTGGCTCATTAACAAATGGGAGGTGGATCCGTATGATTTGTTAATAGGGCTGTTGCAACAGCCCTGCGTCAGAGAAAATATTGTGGCAGTGTTTCATCAGCGGGTCTGTCACTTATACTGGCCATTCAATAGATTGGAACTTTTCAAGAGACACCTCAGCAAAGTCGGGTTCAATCATGTTTGCGTAGTCAATTAACCCGCGGACATGTGACTTCAGCCCCCATACAGAGTCGAACTTTCGGTTGAGGGCATGTTGCACAGGTCCCACTTTTTCCAAAAAGTAGAGATGCTGCCGAATTGAGTCTCTTGTGCTCTTCGCTAGCCTTGGAAATTCTGACTCTACGTTCAGGCCTAATATGATCTTTTTACCACCTGGTGGAACAATTGTAGTTTTTCTAAATTGTGGCCGAAAGCCAGACTGCGAAATGATTTTGTAAGCCTCAAAAATAAAATGCTTAGCCCGAGAGCGTCCAAAATCTTTGTCACCTGTAGAGAAACTCAGGTCATCACTATAGCGCGTATAAACCAATCCATTCTTTCTAGCCAAATTATTCAACGCGCTATCGCATTTTTTCATGACAAGGTTTGCAAGGAATGGGCTAGTGGGGGCTCCCTGTGGCAAATAACCTAGCACAGTCTGGTGATACAACGGGATAGCCTCATTGAACTTATTTGTCCTCCATTGCGGAAACTCAGTCCTAGGGCTTAAATCGGCGGTGCCAACCGTACACAGGCGTGTAAGTTCAAAGGCTACTAATGGTTGATATTTTAAAGCTCTAAAAATACGGTAGACTTGAATCTCAGACACTGAACTGAAGAAATCAGCAATGTCAATCTTAATTAACCACTTTGCTCCGCAATGTCGTGAGGCACATTTCTTAATTGAGTTACCCTTTCTGAAAGCATGACTTGCGGGATGAACGGGCAGACCTTTGAGAATATGTTCACTGATCCAGCGCTGAGTATGCATCAGCTTTGGCGATGGAACATGAATGAAACGGCGCCCACCAGATCGTTTACGAATAGAAAATTTCTTGTAAATTTCAAAATTCTCAACCCCATGTAGTGCACTCCGAATCACGAAACTGCGAAGCCACTCATATTCAACGCTAGTACGTTTGGCCAAGTGTTTGAGGCTTAAAATGGAGGGGAGGGTGTATTCCGAGTAAATAAGAAGCTCGCTCTGGGCTATAGCCTCATCGAGCAAGGGTACCGAGAGCCCGTTGGCTAGTCCCTGGTTTTTGTAGGATTGAGAGGACCACATATAACTACTCCGATGCGTCGCCGCAGGCGACGGCGCACTCTGGTAACCCAAGACTTACGCCGGCGGAGGCAGAGTGCGCCGTCTCCAGCCAAGCGTGGGCTTTTTCGTGAGGTTCAGGAAATCCATACCCCAACACCCACTGTAAAGTGGTGTAGCAACCCTCTATCATCCCCAAAGGGGTGACTTTGTATTGCTCGTTAGCACTAGTCATATGTAGTCTCTCTCAGTTGCCTAGGATAGTAGTAGTCGGAACCAACGGCAAGATATCCTTTTGGTGAAAAGGATATTTGCTTTGCCGCAGATAGTTCCGATAGCCCCCGAGGGGTGATCCTTCGTTCAGGTGTAAGGAATTTCCACTTAATACATTTCGAAAGAAGTAACTCACAGTCTTTTGAATTTAATCCTGTTGCATAGCAGATAGTTGAACGCTTACGTTGGCCTTTTGCGATCAAGCCTAGAACCACGAGAATGAGTGCTCCAATCGCTCCTCGTCTCATTAGTGCGCCAGACATCGCCAATCGTGTCTGACCTACATCATGGAGGGTTTGTATGGTATCGCCACACACAATTTCAGGCGGAAAAACCGAAGCCGTTGTTGTATCCACTGTCCTATTTGGAAATATACCAACCCACTCCCCTTTTTTTTCATCGGGATCCCATAATATGGCTGGTGTATTGTTGGGGCATCCATGCTCAAAAACAAGCGAAGACATACTTTTTTGATACCCCCACCAAAAGTGCTTTCTTCCTTTCAGTGCTTTACGACCATATTTTTCACAAAGTTTTAGTAGTGCTTCTTTTCTTTCCATCTTAATGGGGAGGGTTGTAAAAGTTGCTGAGTCTCGGTAGATAATCAATTCTGGGGATGCTTTCAAAAATTCTAGATGCCTGAGCCCTTTCTCCGTTGCAGAATAAGCCACAACCTGAATTTTAATATGTTTTGATGATAACCAAGAGGCTATGGTTCTGTCTATCCAGAATGCGTCAATAAAATCAGATACTCTTTTCCCAGACCCAATATAGTCATCAACAAATATCAACGAGTCACATCTTTGAACTCGAAGCTCTTCTTTTGAAGGGTGGTTAAGTATTTTTTCTGGATTGGCTTTAGAAAGCTGTCTAATTATTTGAGCGACAATTGCTTCGCTACCTTGATCTGAAGAAATACCGGTCGAGTTTACATTTTTCCCATTATTAATTTTAGTGACTTGTTCAAAAAATGGTATTACACGATTGCTACAAAATTGGCATTTACTGGATTCCTTTTCTAGCTCCCTTACAGCATAAAGGGCGACTGGACCCTCTACCTTTGTTGAAACGTCCAAAATAAGAGCTTCAAGATTCCGACGAAATTCAGTATGAGAGACAAGAGTCAGTGAGTTAAGCAGAAGCTTCGCAGTTTCCTGGTCTAATGCATCGAATTGACGCAACCATCTTTCGCCTTGCTTTGTGTAGATCAATTTTCTTGGATCATGTTGATTTTTATTGATTTTTCAATCCCCCAATCTACAGACCTTCATATTATCCTGTGACCTGTCTATCGAATAGACATAGGTTAGGTCGATGTATATAACCTAGTAATATGGCTAATATAGTCGCTGAGTGCAAGTTACGCCAGCACTTCCGCCTCCAGCTCAAAGCAGACTGTCAGGTTTAATTGCGCACTACCAATAGAAACTGCTAGCACAAATCCGATTTAATATACCTAACGTTTACTTCTCTTTTTCCCCTTCTGATCTTTTCTTAATTGAGCACTAAACTTGGACCTTTCCTTCTTCGCGGCCTCGTTCCATAACTCAGCTGCTGTCGCACTCATCTCATATAGATTATTCGTTGGCCTAAAGCGCTTAAGCAAATCCATTATCACCGGCGATGGCTCAATGGTTTTACTATCCATGAAAAAGACAATTTGACCCGAGAAGAAAAAAAGAGAAATAGAAAAACAAAAGACTGTTATCTGATTCCAAAGTGCACGTGATGCTTCATAAACACCATTGGCAACATTCAACGTCACATTCAAAAAGTAAAGGGAAAGAGCGATAGACACCAAGCAAATAACAAAGGCCGGGAGTTTAGGATATTTGATTGCCCCGACTTTATATTTAAAAAGACGTAATAAACCTAAATTACCCATAATCATAAAGCTGAACCCAGCCATACTGATATCTAAACTTACAGCAGTAAATTTCTGAGGAGAGCACGAATAAATGATAACAGTGAACACTGAAAGTAAAAAAAGCACAATAAAATCTTTTTTTAATGTATTGTGGAATCTTATCATGTACGGTGAGTTCTTTTTCAACATCGCCATACTAAAATCATAAAGATACAAAACAGCAAGTCCCCATGTCACACTAGGGAGACCATCCCGATACATACTGACAAGCATATCTATCGGATTACCAAACTGAAACCATCGCAAAGACCATAAAGACGGAATTACAATAGCCAAAAAAAGCACAAACTTCATCCCTATTCTCCTTATTCCAGACAGCAATGAATACTGTCAAATTCATCTCACTATCAATCCTTAGAATAGTCCACCACGGATTTATAACGCATTACCCGTTCAACCGGGAAATAATAACATCTTCCACAATCTGCCGGTCAACATCACTAAAGCCCAACAAAGGCCGCGCGTCATATTGAACGTCCCGGCTGTGGCGGTTGGGGCGGTCACGCAAGCCCTCTTGGTGCACACGCGCGATACGCTGCACGCGCCCGGCAAACTCGACCAGCGCCTCATCAGCGGTGCCTTTGACTTTCATGTATCGATGGGTGCGCAGCTTGGCGAACATCTCGCGCTTAACCCTCCCATTTTTGCTACGAATCGTCTGCCGCTTACGGGCGGCATACGGTGTGCCGTCCGGTGCCTGCTGGCGCTTAATGCGCTGCTGCTGACTGATGCGCAGCCGCTTCGCAATCTCGGCCGCCATATCGCGACGGCGGGAAGCCGATAGCCCGGCAATCAGCCCGGCGAATTTGTCATCAAAAGGTTTAAGCTCATTCATTCCACGCGCTCACCAGCTCACCATTAATGTAAAGTTCCATCGGACGCGCTACCGGCTCCGGCAGCGGCGGCTCCGGCACATGGGACACATGCAGTGCCCGATCAACTTCCTTCACCAGCGTGCGCTCGGTCAGTTGCAGGCTGATACTGATGTCATAACTGTCGTCGCTGTTGATGTCGGCGAAGTAGGTGAACCCCTTGTTCTTGCCCTCGTCCGTGGTCATGATATCGGGCTGATTCTCCCGCAACCACGCCCCAATCGGCACCAGCAGCAAATCCACATCATCCGGGTAATCTTCGACTATCACATTGAGCGTATAGCGATTCTCAAATGACAGGGAGGCGGCCAGCGTTGCCCCGATGACGCCGCTGTCGATAAATATGCGCAGCATATCCGGATTCGCCCTGAGCTTCGGCACCGCGTCATAAAGCGCTTTGCGCAGACTTTTCGGCTTTAACATCGAGTTCCTCCTGACACTTTTTCACGGTCTCCACCTGAAGCGCACAGCTTGCCAGCGCGCGCTCAAGATTGAAGATATCGGTGCTTAAATCACCGTTGGTCTTCGGGTTGCTGCCGGGCAGCGGGCAACTGCTGACCTTCGGACAGCCAGCGTAAATAATCGTCGGGGGTGGCGAAGTCGGGGCGGGTATGCAGCCGGATAACGTCATCAGGCAAAGCAGACTGATACCAGCGGCGCAGCGCTTCATTTTCATTGAGCAGCCTCGTAATGGTGTGATTGCGGCGGGTGGCCAACTGGTCAGCGGCGGCGATGCGCTGGCGCAACATGACCTGTTCGCGATCGTTGCGCAGAGCGCTATCCTGTAGCGCAGCGATAGCCGCGCGACTTTCGGTTAGCGCTGCCGCCACCCTGACGTTTTCCAGCTTCGCGGCATCCAGACTGTCGCCGAGCGTAATGACCTGCCATTTCAACAAAGCAATGACCGCCAGCAACACCAGCGCCAGAAAAAGCTTATTACCGCGACTCATAATGCCCCCGTCATACACAGCGCCAGCTCGCGCGCCCGGCGGCTCTCCAGCCCGGCAGACCTAATGCCGTTGACGAATACCCAGCGGGGAAGCTGATTGCACGCGGCGGGCCACTGCTTTTTATTGATGAAATACGCCAGCGTTGACGCGCACGCAGCGCCCGTGCCGACGTTGAACGCAAAGCTGACCACGGCGTCATAGACCGGTTGCGGCATGGTCACAGGCATGCACTGCGCGAGGCGTTTCTCGACCAGCATGACATCGGCCACCAGATTGACCGCCGCTTCACGTTCAGTGATAACACCGCCGGGTTTCACCCCGGCAGTGTGGCCGATACCGCTCGTCCAGACGCCCGCGCCACACTGATAAGGGCTCAGGCGACACCCTTCCAGATTGGCAATCAGCTCAAGGCCCGCCATTGACGTATGCAACCGGGTAAAATCCGGCAACAACGCCGCCAGCGCCAGCACGACGGCGACGCTGCAACGTTTAACGATTGATTTCATCGAGAACCTCCCGTCGAATGCCGACATTTTTCAGCAGCAAATAGCTTTTGCGGCGGTAATACCAGTTGGTGACAAAGGTGCCGACACCGACCACCGCACCGACAATCAGTGCGATGTCCTGCGCGGAATACTTTCCGACCCATGCCAGCAGCACCGCGACGGCATAAGCAATGAACGATGTGACTTTCTCCATGGTTAATCCCATAGCTGAACGGTTTCGGATGCCGGGGCGGTATCAATGACCGGCAGCGTGACCACCGTGCCATGCGGCAGGATGACACCCCGCTCAGCCAGCCCCGGATTCGCCAGCAGCACCGCCTCGACCACGCCTACGGTGCGGCCGTAGACGCGATAACACAGTGCGTCTAGCGTGTCCCCCTGAAGCGCGACGGCGTTCATCAGATTTGCCCGACAATGCAGCGCGGCTTACCCTGCAACCGGGCGATTGACCAGCGCATATCCCGCCAGTGCTCATCAATGGACACCTCGACGCTGTCGGCCTTTTTGTCCCCCTTGGCGCTGGCATCCGCACCCCGGTAGCGCTCGTACAGCGTGGCGGTTGTCATGGCGCAGACCGCACTCAGGTAGTGAAAGCACTTCTCACTTTCGCCGTCGACCTCGTCGGCCGGTACGTCGGCCAGCGTTTTGAAACCGGCGGCGAGTTGCTGCTCGCGATAGAGATACAGCTCGGCATTCGTCTCCGAGATACCGCTGCGAATGGCAAAGCGCAGACGCTCCGGCGAGACCGTGTACTCAAGACGCATCAGCTCGCGAATGCGTTTCGGGTCAACATCCGGGAAAAAGAACGTGTTTTTAATCACCGGCTCCGGTACAGCCGGTTGCGGGATAATGGCCGTCGGCTCGTCCGGCGGCTTAATCGGGTTACGCATAATCACTGTCGTCATGACGACCTCAAAAAATAGGGGGCGGTGGACGGCGGCCTTGATACGTCAAAAGACGCTCGCGGCCGCCGTGCCGCCCGGCGCGGGGCGCGTTCTGTTAACCGGCGGTTTTTACCGCCTTGCGTGGGCGTCCGCGCTTGGCCGGCGTGGCGGCCTTACGCGGGCGCGTGGTTGTTCTTTTGGCGGCGGCCGCCGGCTTCGGCTTGAGGGCGCTCTCACATTTTTGGATCTCTTTTCTCACCCCGACATGACCGTCGAGCTGCATCGCGCGCTCGAGGTGCTCCAGCGCCTGCGCATAGTCACCGCAGTCGCTCAACATCAGGCCGGTCACCTTGAACAGTTTGGCCTTGACCATGTCGGGCATATCCTCGGCGGCCGTCATCTCGATGGCGGCGCGAAGGTCATCCATCTTGGCCGGGTTGCCCGCCTTGCGGCTGCGCTCCGCCGACAGCGCCACCTCTTCGGCCAGCAAGTACGCCACCGGGCGCTTGTTGTTCGGCACTTTAAGACGGTATTTCAGCGCATAAGGCGCAATTTCCAGCGCGCCGGGAATGTCATCGGCGTCGAGCATCCACTGCATGACGGTCATCAGGATGTCGTCCTGCGCGCCCCGCCCTTCGGCCAATACCCCGGCCACCCAAGGCGCGTAGAACGGCAACATGGCGCGTTTGTGCTCAGCCTTTTTCTCGACGGAATGGATCTGTTTCAGCTTGGTGCGGTCTGCGGCCAGTTTGACGAGCATTTGCTCGTAGGCGGTGGCATGGCGCAGCGGGTCCTCCACCCGCTGCGCAGCCTCCACGGCCGAGACCCGCATCATGTGACGCTGTGCGGGACTCGTCATGGTTACGCCTCGCCTTCAGTTTTTGGCGTTTCCTCACCGGCTGGCGCAGGTTGCGCGGTCGCCCCTTTCACGGCCAGCACGATAGCGTCAGCCAAGGCGCTGATATCGGCCCCCGCTGACTGCGGGTCTTCTTTGGATCCCCGTACGTCCGACTTTTCTGTCGACGCAGGCAGCAGCTCGATATTTTCAATCAGGCAACCGGCAGCGTAGTCCTCGATGACGTAGTCAATTTTCATCGACTCGTAGTTTTCGACGCGGTCACGCTTGGCGTTCTCTTCGATATGGCGGCGGTGACTCTCATCCATGATGTAAATCGACAGATTCTCGAGCGTGGTGACCATAATCGCGTTGGCCGGGAAGAACGGCACGCGCACGGCGGGAAGGTTGCCGATGCGCTTCTGGCTGACAATCACGTCGGCGGCCATCGCCTCGGTGTTCGGCTGCTCTTGGTTAACCAGCGGGAAGTATTTGTCGGCCAGCAGCTTACGGCCGCAAATCACCACAAGGTCAGGAGATTCCTGATGCCATGGCGCAATCAGGTTGTTGGTCGCGTCCATGACCACGGCGTCAAGGTTGGCGTAATCGCCCCCCTTGCCGATGCGGATGACCGGGGAAATCACCGCACCATCCTCGCCGGTGATGTTGCTCATCACGCGCGCCGGGGCTTCGCTGCGGTATTTCTGCAACCAGCCCACCGCCACATCCTGCAACATCGGGTTTTTGGCCCGGTCAGACGTGGCGGCGCGGCTAATGCCGTTGAACCCGGCCATGATGAAATCCAGCGCCTGACGCTTGGCGATGGCGTTGCGGATGCGCAACTGGAAGTCCTGATAACGCGCCCATAAATCGAGCTGGTTATAGCGCATATGGAAATCAAAGTTCACCTGCTGGCACTCGTACTTATTGGACTCCAGCGAGGTGAAATCAGCGGTCTGACGTTCTTTGCCACCGTCGGTGTCGGTGGTGCTGGCAATCGAGCCATTGACGCCCACGCCGACCTTCTCGCCTTTCAACTCGGCAACCGGCGTCATGTTGATGCGGGTCAGGAACTCGGAAGACTCCTGCACGACGTTCATCAACGACTGCGTCACCGACGGCTCTACGCTGAATTTTTTGCCGACGTCGCCGACGTCCGTGATGCCGTTCAGCTTGGCCACCTGTTGCAGATAGGCGTTAAATTTAAAGCGGGTCGTTTTTTTCATTGAATTGTCCTGATTCGATAAATTCGGGTCATCTCACAGCGGCGCGCCGTGCGCCCCGCCCTGACTGTTCTCAGCAGTTGGTCAACAGGCTGTCTTCACCATTGCCGCCGGGCGCTTTCGGGCGGCGCTGCTGGTTCAGGTTTTCGGTGGTATCGAGCGCGGCCTGAAGCTCGGAAAGCGCTTCCTGACCGGTCGTCACCTCACCTTTCAGCCCCGCGATTTCCTGCTCAAGCTGCGCAAAACGCTGCTCGGCGCTGTCGCCGTTGGTTTGCACCTGCTCGGCGACGGCGGTGACTGCGTCATGCACATCGCTGAAGCGCGCGTCGTCGCTGGCCTGTTTGCGGCTGAACATGCTTTTCACGCGCTCGGTCAGATTGGTCAGCAGGCTGTCAGGCTGTTCCTCAAACTCGAGCAGCACCTCAGTCGCCACCGAGAACAGATCGCCCGGCTCAGCTTTTTTACCGGCCAGCGGGTTAGTTTTGGCGCGGGAACAGAATTCGAGGTATTCGGTGCCGAGGCTGGCCGGGTCATCAGTAACCGCCAGACCGATGAGGTAGCATTTGCCGGTGTTGGCAAAGTTCGGACGGATTTCCATGGAGGTGTAAACTTTCTGGCTCGCCTTGACCATGGAGATCAGCTCGTCGGTCGGGGTCATTTTGGCGAACAGCGCCCATTTGCCGTTGAGGATGGAGTCGTCATCAATCCTCTCGGCTTTCAGCTCGACCACGTCGCCGAGACGCTTAAAATCGCCGTTGGGAAACAGTCCCTTGATGTGCTCCAGATTGATGCGGCAGCCGTAGACGCGCGGGTCGAAGATTTCCGACATCTCCTGAATGTCGTTGCCGTCAATCACGCGGCCGTCGCAGGTGTCGCCCTCGACGCCGATGCGGAACCATTTCGATACTTTCTTTGCCATGTGCCATTGTCCTGAGTGGTTAAGGTCGGGGCTAGTTTCCCGACTGACCACCCTCGCGGCCAGCGACTGCCGACGGACTATCCCTCAGACAACAGCACCTTAGCGCACGTCCGGCGTGGCTTGCGTAGCCTTGCCCTCATCATGCAAATGAGGGCATACCATGCAAATCCAGACAGACATATCCCTACTCAGCGACCCACGCAGGCAGGCCGCCTTGCTGTACTGGCAAGGCTTCTCCGTGAAGCAAATCGCCGAAATGCTGAAGCAAAAAGCGCCCACGGTGCAGAGCTGGAAGCAGCGGGAAAAATGGGACGATATCGCGCCGATTTCCCGCGTTGAATCCAGCATTGAAGCGCGAATGGTGCAGCTCGTTCTCAAGACAAAAAAAGAGGGCAGCGACTACAAAGAAATTGACCTGCTGGGCCGCCAGATTGAGCGCCTCGCGCGCGTCAGCCGTTACATGAACTCCGGCAACGAAGCCGACCTCAATCCCAACGTCGCCAACCGCAACAAAGGCGAGCGCAAAAAGCCGACAAAAAACTATTTCAGCGAGGACGCTATTGCGAAGCTGGAGGAGATTTTTTATGACGAGTCTTTCGAATATCAACTCGGCTGGCACAAGGCCGGGCTTGAGCATCGTATTCGCGACATCCTGAAATCGCGCCAGATTGGGGCCACGTTTTATTTCTCCCGCGAGTCACTGCTGCACGCGCTGAAAACCGGCCACAACCAGATTTTTCTTTCCGCGAGCAAAACGCAGGCGTATGTCTTCCGCGAGTACATCATTCAGTTTGCGCGGCGAGTTGACGTTGAGCTGACCGGCGACCCGATTGTTCTCGGCAACAACGGCGCGAAGCTGATTTTTCTCGGCACCAACTCCAACACCGCGCAAAGCCATAACGGCGACCTGCTGGTCGATGAGATTTTCTGGATCCCCAACTTCCAGAAACTGCGCAAAGTCGCCTCCGGCATGGCCTCGCAAAAACACCTCCGGTCGACCTACTTTTCCACCCCGTCAACGCTGGGGCATGGCGCGTTTCCTTTCTGGTCCGGCGAGCTGTTTAACAAGGGCCGCAAAAACGCCAGCGAACACGTCGAGATCGATATCAGCCACAGCGCATTAGCGGCCGGGAAGCTATGCGATGACGGCCAGTGGCGGCAAATCGTCACCATTGAGGACGCCCTGCGCGGCGGCTGTAACCTGTTTGACCTCGACGTGCTGAAGCGGGAGAACAGCGCCGAGGATTTCCGCAACCTGTTCATGTGCGAATTTGTCGACGATAGCGCGTCAGTATTCCCCTTTGAAGAGTTGCAGGGCTGCATGGTCGACAGTCTGGTTGAGTGGACGGACGTTAACCCCTATGCAGGCCGACCGTTCGGTGACCGGCCGGTGTGGGTCGGCTATGACCCGGCGCACTCCGGCGACAGCGCCGGTTGCGTGGTGCTGGCCCCGCCGATGGTCACCGGCGGCAAATTCCGCATACTGGAACGCCACCAGTGGAAAGGAATGGATTTCGCCACGCAGGCCGAATCCATCCGTAGGCTGACCGAAAAATACAACGTGGAATACATCGGTATCGACGCCACCGGCATCGGGCAAGGCGTTTTCCAACTGGTGCGCGCGTTCTACCCGGCCGCCCGCGAAATCCGCTACAGCACCGAGGTGAAGACTGCCATGGTACTGAAGGCGAAAGACACCATCGGCAGCGGCAGGCTCGAATACGACACCGCGTATACCGACATCACCAAATCGTTTATGGCCATCCGCAAAACCATGACCGCCAGCGGCAGGGGCATGACCTACGAAGCGAGCCGCAGCGAGGAGGCCAGTCACGCCGACGTCGCATGGGCCACCATGCATGCCCTGCTTAATGAACCGCTGACCGCCGCCAACGGTCAGCCGTCTAAATCCATTCTGGACTTCAACCGATGAGCAAACGCAATCGCCGCAAGGCAAAAGTAAATCTGGCCGCCACCGAGCCGGACCAGAAAATGCAGGCGTTCACCTTTGGTGAGCCGTCGGCCGTATTGGATCGCCGCGACATTTTGGACTACACGGAATGCGTCGGTAACGGTAAATGGATTGAGCCGCCCGTCAGCTTTTCCGGGCTGGCAAAAAGCCTGCGCGCCGCCGTTCACCACAGCTCGCCCATTTACGTAAAGCGCAATATTTTGGCGAGCACCTACATCCCGCACCCGCTGCTGTCACAGCAGGATTTCAGCCGGTTTGTGCTGGATTATCTGGTGTTCGGCAACGCCTTTTTAGAAAAGCGTTTCAGCGTGACCGGCAATCTGTTGAAGTTGGAGACCTCCCCGGCCAAATACACCCGGCGTGGCGTTGACCCGAGCGTTTACTGGTTCGTGCAATCGTTCGCTGAGCCGCACCCGTTCGCGCCCGACAGCGTTTTTCACCTGCTGGAGCCGGATATCAATCAAGAGCTGTATGGGATGCCGGAATATCTGTCGGCGCTCAACTCCGCGTGGCTGAATGAGTCCGCCACGCTGTTCCGCCGCAAGTATTACCAGAACGGCGCACACGCGGGCTATATCATGTATGTCACCGACGCCGCGCAGAACAGCACCGACGTTGAGGCGTTGCGCAGCGCCATGAATAGCTCTAAAGGCATGGGGAACTTTAAAAACCTGTTCTTCTACGCGCCGAACGGGAAGCCCGACGGTATCAAGATTGTGCCGCTCAGCGAGGTGGCGACAAAGGATGATTTCTTCAACATCAAAAAGGTCAGCGCCGCCGACTTGCTGGACGCTCACCGCATCCCCTATCAACTGATGGGCGGCAAGCCGGAGAACGTTGGGTCAGTGGGTGACGTGGAGAAGGCCGCGCGAGTATTTGTCCGTAATGAGCTGACACCGCTCCAGCAGCGCATCAAAGAAGTGAATGACTGGGTAGGCGTCGAGGTCATCCGGTTTAAAAAGTACAACCTCGACAACGACGACGAATGATAAACCGGCCGCCAGATTGGCGGCCTTTTTATACCTGCCACCAAACGCCCTCTCACGCCCACCACGGCACGCTTTCTCGTACATACCCGCGACTCAAACCAGCGCAACAGAACGCCACCACGACGTGCTGACGCCGTCAATTCTGATAATTATATACATGCCTGCGCGCAATGCTATCCCCGCCACGCCTGCCCGCTTCATGGGTCGGTTTTAATGCAATCAAGCACTCCATCTGAACCCTTGCCTTGCCTGCCTTACTTCGACATTTTAATCATCAACATTTGAATGCGTTTAAATGCATACGAATGCACTTCTACATTATTGAGATTTCCAGTTACTTTAGAACACTCTTACTTCCATTCTTCAGAATAAATTGCGTCTGATGATCTTGGACTAGGTACTGCCTGATGAATAGAAATTCTTACAGGTAAGTTAAAGGCTGAACCAAAAGCGATCGCATCACCTCGCGGAAGTCCTGAAATTTGACGGATCATTAATTCATTTCCGCTCTCCATTGCATATCGAAGAGTTTGCAAATCTCGTTCATTTGTCAGCCGTAATGTGAACCAATTTGAGCACATCGCTAGCACCGTGGATGAAAGTTCTGATGGACGCTGAGTACTCACAATAAGCGAGCATTTAAACTTACGCCCTTCTTTTGCAAGTCTCTCATAAGCTTTAATCTGCGCATCAACTTCCGAATAAGGGTCTCTCAAATAATGATGAGCTTCCTCAAGAAGTAAAACCGTTGGAAATGCTTTGTTCTGCCCCCTAAGAAACAACACTTCCGCAAACATTTCCAATAAAGCACTTAATAGCATTGGGGCATGATCTTGAGAAAGATTTTTTAGATTAACAATGTGCACATTCCAATCATTTACCTCTCCTTTTTCCTTTCCAAAAAAGTAATCAACTTCATTCTTCATGGCCGTTTCCCAATGCTTACCATCATTAGCCAAAACATGCCCGCCATTCATATCAACGATATTTCTAAACCTCATATCCTCTGATAATTGTTGAATTATTTTTATTAATGGCAAAACATTTCCATAACTAAACGCATCTCGTTTACTCGCTCCTGTTCTAGGATCCGCAGCGACACAACCAAACTCCGCGACCAAACTGGCTATACTTTTAAATGGTGGCCATTTATCTGTTTTCTCAAGAGTTCTATTTCTTAAACCATGAAGCCATGCTGCAAGATGAAATTGGTTCTCATCTCTGCAATCATCAAATATGTCAAACCGTTTACCTTCAATATCTTTCAGGTAAAAATTCGAACCTTCAAAATGAGTTCTATTAATAGCGCCGAGAGCATTTCTCAGTGCAGGTAGTTGAGTTTTATCACTTGGTCGCAACAGCTTTATTAATCCGGCAAAACCAAGTGCTTCATATGGAATTTGCTTATAAGAATAGAATCCCTCAGAGAATACTTGGTCTCGTAGTTGAGGCGGTTTAGGCACTTCAGCACCTGGACATTTACCTAAAATAGTATGTTTAACATTTTTTACTCCCTCAAAAGCTTGAGAATACTCACCATTGATGTCAAAGATAACTATTCTTGAGTTAGGGTATTTATCGGCAATACGTCTAGTTAACAGAGCATTAAAATTTGACTTCCCATAACCAGTACTGCCCAACACAGCTATATGTCGCGTTAATAATTTATCAATACTCGCTAATATCTTGACTGACTTTGTACGAGAATCAACACCAATTTCAATTGCTCTTTCAAGATCGTTTTTATCAATACTATAAATCGTATTCAAAAGACCCGCAGTTAATGGCACTGCGGAGGAACCCAATGCCGGCAACCTCCAATCTTCAGATACAAAATTATAACCCTCATCATTCCTTTTAATAAATCCGATCGCATAGGCTATAATCTGCCTTAGTGGCATATCAGTAATATCTGACGTACCTATATTAGCTTTATGAGCTTTATCCGCCTCAACAAACGCCATATCTGTTACACGAGCAACCACCAAAATATTACCAGCATCAAAACCGATAAGATCACCAGGTTGGGTGACAGAACTGACACCTTCTCTGTGAGAAGCTAGCCGCCCCTGCAACCCTTCGTGGAGATTAACTCTAATTTTCTCTCCTTCCAACCCAACCACATAACCAATAGCAGAGAGCTCAGAAAGTTTAAAATGGGACATTTTTATCTCCTTTTGAGAGATTTGATATCGCTTCGACTAAATCATCGACTGTATTCCCTCTTGGAAAGAGAACAGGATAAGGAAGGTGTTTCACAAAGCTATCAAAATAAGCATCTTCTCCACCGCCAACAACAGTGATTTGATTGAATGCCATATTCTTTAAATTAACTATTGCCTTCTCATTTTCAGCACCTTCCCCACGTTCAACATTATTCATTGCTGTAGTTAACGCTGGATAATAAACAACAACATGAAATGACGGATTTAATAGAGCTCCAAGAACGATCCTGTTAATATGGTAGTCACCAAATCCAAACCCATTTATGAACAATGCAGTTTGAGGCTTAGAAAGGAACTCACCAAAACGCCTGAACATTTCTCCGTATACGAATCCAATAGTGTGACTATACTTATTCGCCCCCGGATAAATAAGATGCTGACCAAAATAATATTCATTTTCATTTATTATATTCTTTATGTAATTATCATATGCTTGCGTCGAACTAATTTCATTAACCGTTAAGCTATCTTCTTGATACCAAGTTAACGAACCGTGCAACTTGTAAAGATAAGCATGATAATGACCAAACCTAGCCTCTCCCTTAGCATTAACATTCCTAAACGCCAAGTCAAAATTTTGCGGGTAAAACTGTCGAGTGTGTAACCCAGAAAAACCATTAAATAGTTGTATCCCTAAATCCTCAGCAGCCCACTCCAAAGCCAAGTCATAATTAGTTGTAAACAAAGCTGGGGCTGATTGACCTGGTTGACGATTTGATATTAACTTAGATATCAACTCCTTATGATATGAAAATTGCTTTTTTTTTCCTTGATTTTTGTTTCGAAAGTCATCGCCAGTAAGAAGTGCAGCCTTTGTTACTGTTTTATATAATGCACTGAGTATAGAGTTAACCTCCTTTTCCTCCTTAGCATTACGTCTGGTTTTTGCTACTGACAAAAACTTCGTAGCTTCATCAATAAGTAATTCAACATTAACCTTATCTTCGTTTGAGTCATTTTGAGAGACTAAAAGATACTTCTCAATTAATAACACTAGCAGTTCAGGATGTTCTTTTTTAAATGCTTGCCACACCTCCTTCATAGTATGACCACCACAACCAGCTGACGCCCCTGCACCTAACAATACTCCTATATTATCTAACTGACATAGGGAGTAGACATGAGAACGAAAATCATCTTCATCAATTTCCTTGCCACCTTGATAAATAACCATAAGCCCCCCTATTGAACGAATATAATACTTTCACAATATAGTCGCGAACAAAAATAAAAAATCATTATGAATGATTTTTTTTATAACTAACAGTCCATTTATTCAATAAGTTACCTGCATCACAAAAGTCATCATTGTTCAAGTAAGATAATTTTCTACCTCCGCAGATAACTGTCGCTCCACGTGACAACACCTCAAGTTCCCATCTATTCACGACAATACCATTTTGTGCCAAATCAAAACGAATTTTTGGCATCCTTTCACGCTCTGCTTTAGTCAGCCGAGCGGATGGCGCTAGTTCGGAAGGTTTCAGTGATGATTCTTACCTTTCACGCTGTTTTCGTCGCAACAAATTGTGTTTTAGCGAGTCTCTGATCGTCTTGGCAACATCGGCGTCATCCCAGCTAACATCCCCGCTCTCAATCAAATCCATCACCGCCGTGACATACTCAGGCGTTGCTACCTGCATATCTGGATCAGGTTCTCGCTGAGCCTCCCCACAGTTATTGACAGGACTCCGAGGCGCGCCAGAGGCGCTTTTTAAAGTCAAAGGATCAACGTCAAGGTCAACGGCCTTGCGGACAATACGCCATTCTGTTGTCCGGGTTTCGTGGATATGACCCGCGCCAAGGTGCGGCGCAAAAATGCCGACAACCTTTTGCACCTCTTCGTCATAAGCGTTCAGCTCATCGGCCACCTTGCGCGCAACTCGAACGGTCTGCACATCGCGCGGGACATTTGCGCCCCCCTGTCCAGCCATATAGGCGGCAAAATTTCCAGCGCTGGCAGCCGCGCGTACAGCCTCGACACGCTCGTCAAAAGTTTCAGCAAGGCTGATGTGGCGGAGGCAGGCGGCCCGGCATTCACGATAAGCGCCCATGGTAGGGATTCCGATAGCCTTAAACTGAGGGATGCGCCATGTTGACGCCCATGAGGTCACCGCAGCAGCCATATCGCGTAACGGTTTACCGGTGTCGTGGTCAATCTGGCCGTCAAGCGCATAACCATCGATATTTTTAGCGATGTATTTAGCGATATACCCCGCCGCGCCGCCCTTATTCATGTGCTTGGCTTCAAATCGGTTCTTTGCTGCACCGCGCTCATCGCCGTCTTCTTTCAATGCATAGCGACGCATGATGTCGATGACGTCCTGACGTTGTTTACGCTCGCAGAACAGCATCATATGCCAGTGCGGCGTACCGTCATGGTGAGGTTCAACGACACGCATACCGTAAACGCTCAGGCCGTTGTCTTTAAACGCGGTGCGCATTTTGCTCCAGATGCGCACCAGATAACGTTGGCCGTCTTTCGGTGAAAAAGCCTCTGCATCCCAATTGTGGTTAAACTGGACTTTTTCAGCCCCTTCTTTGCCAACAACGCGCGTCGGGTGATATTTAGACGGGGTGGTGATAGTGATAAACATGCCGACATGCCTCTCGCTGGCAGCATACTTTTCTATCCCTGCGATGGTGCTCATCAGCTCCATGCGGCGGATTTCCGGGTTAGAAATGCTCGCCATGACCTTATCAATCAGGTCGAAACGTTCACCGGTGGCAACATTCTCCAGATCGCACCCTTTCAGATAATCCATATTGGCGAGCCGCCGGGCCTGCACATCCCTAATCGCCTGCTTGCTCGCGTATGGGTATTTCTTTAGGTTTACTTCACCGGCGGCAATCAGTAGCGCCTCACGCCAGCGTGTGCGCTGCGCTTTCAACTGACGTTCCCACCACTCCGCGTTAGCCAACCGTGACAAGCTGGCAACAGCCGAAGACGCGTCCAGCTTACCTTTGCAGTATTTTCTCCAGTGCATTGGCGTGATATTAAAGGCTCGCGCCATGCGGGCGATGCGCCCATAAAACACAGCCTGCACGCCGTTACTCAGCAGTAAAGAATTATCCCCGTCATTGGCGGCGAGAAACTCCTCACAATAGCGGTCATAATTTTGCAGCAACTGCCCAGCGATACGGTCAGCAAAACGCCGCAACTCCTTATCTTCCATGCCCGGCAGACGCGCATAATTATCCACCTCAGCCATAAAGCATGGCGAGGCGTTAAGGTTCATCGCATTTTTCTCATTAACAATTTCAATGCGCGGCCAGATGCGGCGCTCAAACTGGAGCACAAGCCACTTATTAGCAGCGTGCAGCCCCTGCTCTTTCAGCAAGAAAGAATGACGCCCAAGAAAGATACTGCTGAGAAAATGCGGTAAGGCGTGAATTTTACGCAAAACAGCTTGCCCCTGAGCGTATTGCTCACGGGTAAGCGGTCTTTCTTTCCCAATAGCGGATTTTGGTGCGTTCCATGAATGAACGCCGATGAAGGGCTCGCCGGAAGTTGCTGCAAATGGCGGTGGTGGTGAGGGGGCTATGCGCCCCCGGGCTGATACAGTCATTTATCCTCTTGGCTTATCGTGGAAAACGCCTCTTGGCACAGCTCGCCAATGCGGCCAATCTCAGCGGCCAAACCTGCGATACTGGTGACGGTTGAGTCACGGACGTAGTGATGCGCCAACCCGGAAACCAACTGCGTGACCGTCGGGTAATAACCGACCGCGTCGAGCCACTCCTCGCCCGCCTTACCACCAGTTTTAACCAGCTTCTTTTTGTTCAAAATGAACTGATGGGCATCACTGGTGATAACCCAATCCTTACCGACAGGAATGCGCAGCATGATTACCCCCTGAAATGCTTGGTTTGTTGTTCGTGGATGGTCTGGCATGACACGCAACGGGTCACACCGGCAAAGGCTGCACGGCGTGCAGCGGGGATAGCTTGGTCACACTCTTCACAAATTGACGCTGACACCCCGCCCTTGATGCGCGCAGCATTAACTTGTGCGGCGAGAGTCTCCTGCTGGCGCTGCTGCACCAAGTCCATTAAATCCGGCATCGTTATTGCTCCGATTCACTGTTCAGTTGATTGAATACCTGCTGAGCTAATTCTGCGATGCGATGCGACTCCTTCATCAGCTCGCTAATACTGGTAATGGTTTTAAGAAAAACGCCGCGCTTTACCGACAAATTAATAAGGTCAGCAACCAGCTTTAACTCATTCGAGTAAATAGCTCTGGTCGGGTAAAATTTTTCTTTTGTCTCTTTATCTATTTTTACTTCGGCTAAAATAAAATCGCCCTCATCCATTTTCACGATGGCGAATACGTTATTAATTTCCACATACTCCCGCTCAACCATGGTTCAACCCCTGCTTGTGCGCCCGGCCTTCGTGGTCAAACTTCTCCGACTCCTGACGCAACAGCTCGATGATTTCCACACATGAGAGATGATTAACCGCCGCATGAGTCGCCAAACGGTCAAGGTGGGAGGAGAAACTAACTGCCGCATCTGCCTTTGCTTCCGCACGAGCGTTGTTCAGCATGAAGTTACGCAAATCCGCATCAGCCTTATTTCGCATTTCTTGGCCAACGGTTTTATACATGTGCATAGAGAACTCCAGATAAAAGGATGCCTGACGCAATCAAGCGCCTTTAAATTTAAAGCGAGTTAATTAATGAAAATACGCTTCAGGTTTAACTGACGTTAATATGGTTGGTGCATATTCGAATAAATTAAACAGCTCACGCAGCGCCCTGAATAACTCCTCGCGCCATTTACAGGACTCATCATCAATACGCCAGTACGGCTGATTAAACTCGACCTCAGTTAGCCCGGCATGCAGGAATAAAGTGCGGCGTTGGCTTATTGTTAATCGGCCAATGAATCCAGATTTACTGATACCGTGCTTACGATAAGTAGCGAAAGCGCTGCGAAGTTCATCAATGGCGCACACAAGACGCTCGCGCTCGCTGTCATTCATTTCCTCTAATCGCATAACAGCATGCCGCTGTTTTAACTGCGCATGGAAACAGATGGTCAGGCGCTCGCGCTCCATCATCTGATTATAAAAATCGCAGGTGCTTCTCCAGCGAGGGGCGGCGAGGCGCTCCCCAACCAAAGCACGCAGCCCGGCGGGCTGGTTGCGAACAATACCGGCGGTGATAGCTGTCATTTTGAAAAACCCCGCATTGCTGATTTGATGGAGGAGATCCAGCGGTTGGCCGGGCGGGTACGGATGATGATGCCTTTCCGGCCCTTACCGTGGGTGATGGTGATATCAGTCTTGCGCACCGTCTGGTGGTTCCACAGCAGCGGAACAATGGAGATAGGTTGTTGCATGTTCTTACCCCTGTTTTACTGGAATCAAGACAATGGCTCACCGAGTCCTAGCCATAGAAGCCACCCATCACGAATTTCTTTCGGACGACGCTCATAGGCTAATTTCATTCCCGCGTTCCACGCAGGAAGGTAAACCCAATGCTCTGCGCGCGCTGTTGGCGTCTCGGGATTACGCATCTCAATCGTTGGCAACTTGCCCTTATCGATCATTCCTTTTACAGCCTCCGGGGTTTTGCCGATGACTTTGGCAAATTCTTGATACGGCAATGCATCAGAAAGCCTTACTACTTGCTTTTCCATCTGGTACCCTCTCCGATTGTAGTAATCAGTTGCTTATAGGGACTTATAGTCGCCTACAGAGCTTTAATTGCTACCATAAACGATTTATTACTACGATTTGCAAATAATCATGCAAAGGGAGTCCCATGTCAATAGACATAGCAGAGAAGTTAAAGTTGATTAGAGAGTCAGAAAGGCTGAACAGGAAGGAATTCAGTGAGTTAACTGGCGTTCCATACAGTTCACTATCTAGTTATGAAACAAGGTCCAAAGGGATGGGATTAGACGCTGCGATGAAAATTTTAAGTCATCCTCGGTTCGAAAAATACACATTGTGGTTTATGAGTGATCGAATCTCCCCAGAATCCGGGCAAATAGCACCGGCACTCGCACACTTTGGGCAAGATGCAACAACCTCGCAGCACTCAGACCAAAAGATTGGTTAAGCATTCACCTAAGTTATTTATTTAACACTTTTGGGGTAAGGGCTTGCTACATACCTGAAAGTAAAATCTTCCTTGGAGGGCTTCGCGATGGCGATTAAGAAGCTCGAAGATGGTCGATATGAAGTGGACATTAGGCCGAACGGGCGCAACGGAAAGCGCATCCGTCGGAAATTTGATAGGAAACATGAAGCACAAGCTTTTGAGAAGTACATAACCGTCAGCTATCACGACAAAGAATGGCTCTCAAAACCTACGGATAAAAGGTCATTATCTGAGCTGGTTAAATTGTGGTGGAAGTACCATGGCAAGAACAATGACCACGGGCAGTCCTACCTAAGAAAACTGGAGCGCATTACGCGAATGATGGACAACCCTGCCGCATTTCAGATTGATAAATCTCGTATTACAGCTTATCGATCGGCGCGGCTAGCCGAAGGCATCAAAGCATCCAGCATTAATCGCGAAATGACCGCGATAAGCGGGATGTTTACCGACCTTGTCGACTCGGGGCTTTACTGTGGTGAGCATCCGATTCGTGGCAGCGGCAAGCTCAAAGAAGCCAATACGGAAATGACTTATCTTGACCGTGATGAGATAAGCGCATTGCTACTGGCGTTAGATGGTGATAACCGCCGGGTGGCCATTTTGTGTCTTAGTACTGGCGCACGTTGGGGTGAGGCCATGAAACTCAAAGCGGAGCATGTCATTCACAACCGCGTGACCTTTGTGCAAACGAAAAACGGTAAACGGCGCAGCGTCCCCATTTCTCAGGAGGTATCCGACGAGATCGTATCTCAAAAGTCTGGGCTATTGTTTCCTCAAGCCTCTTACAGCACTTTCAGAGATATCCTTAAGGCGACCAAGCCTAACCTACCCCATGGGCAAGCATCCCATTCGTTACGCCACACATTCGCAACTCATTTCATGATGAACGGGGGCAATATCATCACGCTCCAGCGGATACTTGGCCATGCTCGGATTGAACAGACAATGAGCTACGCTCACTTTGCACCTGATTTTCTACAGGATGCAATTTCCTATAATCCGCTAGGAGGAAAAATCCATGTTTAG